CCCAAGGTGGGGGGCCCATTTTTCTGTACTCTGAGCGTAGGTGTTACCTATGGTAGGGTGAGTGTTTTAGTGGGTAGTTTGCCGCTTTAAGGCAGGGGTTAAGGAAACCTCGGTGTATGAGTCGTAGTTAGCGATAACTGTTGTGCTCTAGACCTAACAGAGCATAATGCTGGTTAGAACCAGTGCCCGTTTTTACGGGTATCCTGTCCGGGATGAAATCCGGAACATTTTGTTGCTTGTTGTATTAGTGATAAAATGACAGTGGGTGGCTCCACTGTTTAAACAAAGCCAGTTCGGGCGCAATGCCCGAACAAATTATTTGAATCTTGTAACTTCTGTACATGCGTGTGCAGTTTTTGAGATTCAGCTGAGAAAACAGTTGACTTAAATCCTTGAGTGGTGCTCAAGTAAATCAAAGCCCGTCTATGCTACACAAGACGTAAAGATTATAGTGTATGGGGTGACCTTTAATTTTCATAACAGCAGAACTTTTGCTGTTTGGAGGCAGCCTATTGCAGCCCACCATCGAGATGGTGTGGAAATGGATAGTGCGGTGCACATAAGTCATAGTTGACCACTGTGTGTGAATGCGAGGCGCTAGATGAAAGAGCCCTAGTCGGTTACATGTGTTCTACCCGAATCTGCCAGTTTACCCTCCTTCGTGAGGCAAGGCTGGGTGGTTTAGGAGTAATAGTAAATGCATGGTACTAGGTGTCTGCTTTCTACCCTGATAGCAGCGTATCCCCGGAAATTAAAGTTGATCGACGGTAACGACAGTTACCCCTGGAATTACCAGCACGGCAATCCAAGAAATGTCAACCTTTAATTCAGAGTCCCAAGTGTCCCTAGAGTCCCGAGAGTGTGTGTCCCAAGTGTCCCAAGGTGAAGAGAGACGTGTCCCACAGGGCATGTCTCGTCTTCAGTTGGAGAGGTGTGAAGAGCAAGTTGTGCCTGTCCAGTGTGATGATGATGACAATTGCGCAGATGATACTAGCATGCTGAGAAATCAGTGTGATAATTTTATCGGTGCGATTGGTGAGTATGGCAAATATCCGCGTGCGACGAGGAGGTCGATGTGGGTGTTGTTATCAACGGGTGAGGTTCTGTCTCCCATGTGTGATGGTGATAGAAGTGATCTCATTGTGGGTTTTGGCCCAAATGAGGATGTGAGTGAGTGGAAGGCTGTGCTGCCGTGTGGTACTGTGTATACAGGCGCATGTGCGGCAATGTTGTGCCACATGATGGCACAAGACAGATCATGTTCGTATATGTCTGTCGTGAGGTGGACTGAGTGTTCAACTGGGAGAGTTGAACAAGGATATTGTAAAGATATCCGTAATTGGTTCACGCGTCAGATGGCTTCGGC